AATTATTTTCTAAAGCATTTTTTATAGTAAATTGTATAAAATTTTCTGATGCTGACATTAAATAGATTAATCTTTTCGGTATATTCATTACTTCTATCCATTCAGTTTTTATTTCTTCTAAATCTTTTTCATTAGCAATTTGAAATTTAAATATTGCTTTGTTTCCTGTAGATATATATTTTTTTATGATATTCGTTTTCATTCTTTTATTTACAGGTATTTTACTATTTGAAAGTTTAGGAGTACAATTAAAAATCTCTACATTATTAATTAATGTTTTAGAAGGTGATTTAGTTGCATCAGTTTCTATTTCAATAAATGGTTTAAATCCATAAAGAAATTTAATTTGTTTTATAAATTCTAAAATAGCTTCTTCTTGTAATAATGGCTCATCACCTGTAAAAATTAAATGACTACCTAATTTTAATTTGTGTATAAATTTATCTTCATCTAACTTATTTAAAAATTTATCTACTGATATACTTTTTTCATTAGTATTTTCAAGTTTTACAAATATAGAACTTGTTCCTTGTGTAGCACCTTCACCTTGTATAGAATGATATATTTTATCTACTTTAAATTTTTTCATAGTTGTGTATCTTCAAAATTTATATATAATTTATGTAAATGTTTTACCTTTTCATTAAATCTTGGGTCATCTTCAGCAAAAATATGACATTCACGACATAATGCAGCTAAATTTTCTATTGTGTCTTTTGTTTTACTTCCACCCATTCCTCTACGTTCTATGTGATGAATATCTACAGCAGGACATTGACAAACTTCACAAGGTATATAATCATCTATACCTAGTCCAAAATAATCCATATATATTTTAGTGTGTTTTTTCATTACAGCTACTTTCATAAACTCTTTGGAGTTTTGTTAATGTATCTTTTACACAACTTCCACAGCTTGTTGGCTTTTTTTTTATACCAAATATTTCAAAATATAATTGTCTTAACACTTCTTGTTCATCTGCTTTAACTTGACTAAATTTACCTTCAGCTATTCTACCATATATTTTTTCAAATATAGATTTTTGGTCTTTATTCATTTTTTTAGCATATGGAAATCTTTTGTTTAACCATTCTTTTCTTTCATCACAACCACAATCATCACCAAATAATCTTTTGACAAGTTTTTTAATTCCTGTCATTGTTGTGAATTTGTCTATAGTATCTCCTATTCCTTTACTCATTAATTTTAAATTTAATATAATCGTGTACTTTTCTTATTGACTTATACAAAGTATTTTTTGATATTTTAGTTGCTTTTGCTAATGTAGAATAGGAATGTTTATCTTTATAATAAATTTTAAATGCTTCTACTTCAAACCAATTTAAATCTTTTAAAATATTATCTATTTTATCTAATTTTTTTTCATTTAGTTTTTTTTGTTTAATTATTTCAGCATTATCTGAAGAAGCTAAATTATTACTTATTACATTGTATTTTCTTGGTTTTACATATGTTTTATAAAATTTAGATGTATTACTATGATATTGGAACATCATCATTCTAGCAATAAAAAATGATAATTGTTTTTTTTGTATTAATCCTAGTATTTTTTCTTCAGGAAATTTTTCTAGATATATTATTATATCGTGTAGTAAATCTTCAGAATCAGTTTTCCTTGTTGAGTTTAGATGTGAAGATGTGATTTTTTGTGACATTTCTTGAAGCATTTTGTAATTTTGGTTTAAATATTTCTTCAAGCAGGGGAACATCTTTTCTTAATAAATAAAATTCAATAACAGATATTCTTTCATAATTAATTTCACCTATAATTTCTTTTCCAAATATAGTATATATATTTTTATGTATAAAATCTTTTACAAAAATGTAATAAAACTTACTTCTTTTGTGTTTATTATAAATTTTAGGTAATCTAGCTAGAAAATTTATGTAATTACTACCGATAAAATGGATAGTAAATAGCATATATTGTTCAGTATCATTATAAATCATTGTTAGTATATTTGTTAATAATTTCAATAGTTTCATCAAATCCTTTTACACATTTAGCATAATATCCTCTTTTTTCTAAATTAATTAGCCATTCTTTTTGGTGTTTACTTGGATAGTTTCCTTTTACTTTTAATTCTAATGCTAATCCATTATATTTTTTATTTGGTTCATAAATAAATAAATCAGGAAACCCTTTTTTATAACCTGTAGCTTTCATTTTTTTAGCTTGTGTCATTGATGTTCTAACACCACCTGCTGAAGCACAATATAATAAACCTGGATATTTATAACCTAACCATTTTACAACTGCTTTTTGTAATTCATATTCTAGCTGTTTCATTTACAATGGTATATTTTTATCTATACATAATTCTTGTCCATACCAATATACTATATTATTTACTAGCGTTTCATAATTATCAAATATAGTTTTTGATTGTCCAAAATGTTCTATTTCATAACTTCTACATAATTCAATTCCTTCAAATACATCTATATTATGTTCTTCTAACCATTTTTTTGCTTTATGATAACCTATTATATAGTAATCTTCATTAAACATATTTTGATGACTTATTTCATCATAATCTTTTTTGCAATCTTCTATATAGCTTTCTAGTTCTTCTTTAATTGTATCTTTCATTTTATTATTAGTTTTAAATTATTTAAAAAATTATTTATGCAATCAAGTTCTGATTTATTAGGATTATTAAATTTTGAATTTAAAAATTTATCATATAATTGAATGCCCTTATTCCAAGCAATATCATATCCTTCTTTTTTATCTATTATTCCTACAGCCATATCAATTATACAATAAACACCATAATAATAGTCATTTGCTTTCATTACATATATAAATTACAGGTTAAACATATTATTGCTGTTATTATGGATGCTACTAATCCTGTATAAAAGCCATAAACAAAATCATCTTTGTGTTTTTTCTTTGCTGTAGCAAATCCATCTTGATATGCTACTTGTTCTTCAGGTTTTAAATTTTTCATATTATTCTTGTATTTTATTGTGTATTAAATTATCTATTTCTAAAATTATTTCTTTACTAAAAGAAAAAATGGATCGTGATAAAAAAGCAAATGGTGGAGATATGTTTAAACAGTCATTTGATTTTCTTAATGAAGAAAAACAAAAACGAGAAGAAGATACTCCATTTTCATTATTAATGACAAAACCTTATGAATCTGCTACTAATAAAATTAATCCTGAAATTGTAGAAACAACTCAAGCGGCTGATGGTGGTAGGATTGGATACGCAGGTGCAGGGCCAATAAAAAGTTTATTAAAAAAAGCAGGTGTAATGCCAGATGAAGCTACAAAATTAAAGAAAAAAGCTGAGAAAGAAAAATTAGAGTTTTATTTAAAAAACAATACAATGTCTAAAGCTGATTTAGAAAAAGAAGTTAAAGAAAAATTTAATTTAGATTCAGATGAATTTAAAGAGCTAGAACGTAAAATACAAGAAAAAGGCGGTGCATTAAAAAGTGAAGGCATTATAGATGAAATAA